GTTGTTATATCACCGAGGTGTTTAATTCGTAGTTTGATCAAGAACGGTTCCCGCTATAAAGCTATTATTTTCCTGACTAGTTTTCCTAACATCGCTGATCAGCGATGCACCACAAGACAACTAACTTAGTCTCATGAATGCAGCTCAGACCATCTAAAGACGATCCTGTACCTACTGCTAGGGTTGTGTGTGAGGTTGTGTGTGTCAGCCCCAATGCCCCGTACGTGGGAGAGCCCGCCAAATGTCTTAGTCCTTTTGAGTCTATTGCTCAGGATTGATGAGATAACGGTGCATCCTCCACGATGTTGGACACCAGGGTTGTAAATCGCAAGCCACCTGCCATTGCCACCGACCTTGGGTATGTCAGCAAGTGCCGCCATGAAGCATCTAAGCTGCATGAACGACTGTCGGTTTCCGGAAAGGGTGGAACCCCCCACGTTGTCCAGGCGCGGAGGGATGTCGTGCGATACGACGAGTAACGTCTGAGGTTTCAGACGGAGAGTACTGCTATGGCGACAAGGTCTCTCAGCGTACCTTATTTTTACGTGCCGCCCAAAGTCCCGACCATTGTGGTCGGGACCTTCGGGTTGGACCCTGAGGGGGAGAAGGAGCCACCTCCACCCCTCAAGGCCCGCTTAACCTGTTCCACTAGACAAGTTAAGGATAGACTGAATCTAAAGATCCAAGTCCATGAATAATGAACGCCAACCTTAAATAGGGTGGACGTACATCTCTGATCCTGTGCCCCGAAGGGCAACACCAGCAGTCAGGGCCAAGCTGTACGTGGCCAGGTCATAAATGGCCGTGGTCCACGCACTTGGCTTGGTCGTCATGAGATAAATGGGAGCGATGATATTCGCAGCGTTAGCCACAATTTCGCAGCGTCAATATACGTACTATCAGCCGGTTCAGTGGGGTCGTTGGGTACGTAGATGACGTTGTCGACGGCGCCACCAAATTCATAGTTCTGGTTAACGTCGAGGTTTTCACTCGCATAAAATGCACGGATGGCCGAGTTATCAAGGTTCGGGAAGGTCACTGTTGGGTCAATGGGGAACTGCTGTCCCCCGAAATTGAACATTCCAACAATGCCTTCGAGTCCTGTCCAACCTCCGGCGACACCCGACATGCCTACTGTGAGGATACTTTGTCCTGTAACGGACCACCTGCCCTTAGGCAATATGTACACATAGGTCTCGGGATTATTCGAACCTACGTATCCAGGGGTGCGAACCCTTCGGCGCATAATACCATTCTTGGTAAAGCGGTCGGGGTCCTGGACGTCTGCATAAACTAGCTGACCTTGGGTCTGCATGTCTAGCCTTTCGTCCTGAAGCACATTACCTAACTTGCACGTGCCTTGAGTATTCTGGGAGAAGAAGTTCCCGTTATCACGGCTCAGCTGGGGGATGAAGAACTCCACATCGTAATCGACGTAAAGGTAACCCCCGGCAAAGCCGGATGCATAATTGTTCAAGGTTGACATGATAACAGTCAGGTCCCCGATGTCATAAAGACGGCGGTCACCGGTGATGTTCCCAAAACGGACAAAGTGCGTCTTGAAGCTCGAGTTCATGTCTGCCCTCTGAACTGGAAGAGAAACCTCTTTCCAGACAGGGGTGTTGACGAAGCCCTTATAGCTCGACATCTGCTGTATATTAACAGGTGGAGCTTGTAGGGTGTTGAACTCCATGGCCATGGATACATCACCGGATGAGGTGGTGGGACAACGAGCAACATAGCGGAAGTTGAGTTTGTGAAAGCTATATTTCTCGTAACGTGAGGCAATCTGGGCAAGCCAGGGGAATACCCCACTCAGACCTGGGTTAATAGATTTAGTCAAAATCGATGTTTGATTAACCACATTTACGTCTGATTCGATCTTAGTGACAAGTTCGGAATTTTTGACTCGGAAGCCCCCATTGCTTGAATGCATGGAGGCCGACTTTCGACGAATCATCGACGCCCGGGCGATGGGCGCCGTCACCCTGCGCTGCACAGCGCGGGATGTGTTGGGACGGTTGGTACTACGTTGTTTCTTAGAATTAGGCATAATACCGATGGGGGTGGATCGGCCCTTGCCGATGCGAGACCACCCCCTTCTGGGTTCAAGAGTAAGATGAAGTGGCTCTAAAGGAAGGGCACGACGAATTCATCATCAAACATATTGAACATCCAGGTGCTCAGATCTTCTTCATATACGACTTGCGTCCCTGGGTCCAATTCAGGGAACGCCTTTGCAAACTCGACACGATCAGAGACAGAGAAGTTCGTTGGGACTTTGTCTGTCATTGAAATTTCGACGAGTTTGGCCTGCACATCCTCAAGGGTCTCAAGTCCAAATTGGGACTTAATCCTCGAGAGGTGGTAGTGTTCGATTGAGTCGCTCGTAGGCTGCTCAATTGCATAATGCCCGCAAATGCGGATAATAGCAAGAGCATAGGCCTCAAGGACCGGGACCCCCACATTAATACTCCAAAGGCATAAACCAATGGATAGAACGCGCGACACGCGGGTTTTGTGATCAGCAAGACGTGTCGTCGCCAAAGACCACCGAATAGTTTTCAGTGGGTCCCTGACGAAATGGGGGGTCATCCGAGGTCCGAGCAACACAACGTTGTGCTGGCAGAAAAGGATGTCGTGAAGATTGTGTGCTACTTTGTCGATGCGCATTTTAAACCCGAAAATGCCAAAGACCCTATGAAGATGGGCCTTAAACAGGTTCTCATGACACACACTCATGAAAACCAGAACATCATCACCATCACCAAGAGTGTCATACTTAAAAGTAGGATCAATCTCGCGCAGGATACGACCATAGGCCATAACCATTAAAGTCATGATGACAACGTTCCCGACGGCAGTGTTCATATCACCACTGGCACGCCCCCCTGTCATGGAGTACGTGATCCCGTGGGATGTTTTCGCTTTGCACGCCAATT